TTGGAGTATTTATCCTACCAGAATTACCGAATTATGTCAAGCACTTTATCACCAGTCCAGACTTCTTGTTCTGTACGAATACGACCTTCTGTCTTCAAGGTCTCAAATCGATTGATAGCCTTCTTACGCCACCACTCTGTAATATTGGCCAGATTATGTTTCTCATAGTTCTCACCTGGAATTAACTTGTCAGTCTTTCCATTTACAAAATCAACCATGTTCTTAAAACCATAGTCTGAAATGAAGTAACGTTTCTGTTCATTCAGATTCTTGGCATTCTCAATCGTCTGTGCAAACTTAGTAGCCTCTGGTGTGCCTTTGAGGCCAATCTTAATCATAGACACCATTGCATTAGAAATCTTCAACTTGCGTGAAGAAGCACCTTCTGGTGCAAGTGGTTCACCAATGATATTCTCAATGTATTCTTTGAGGTCACTATAAGTTTTACCATGTAACATCGGCAAGAAATCACTATCAGTTAAACCTTTGAAACGAATCAGAGGTTTCATACCATCATACTGTGATACTGCCTTTGAAGAACCATACAAACTGGTTGTTTCAAACAAGCAGGTGGTCATCTTATACTTTTCATCCAACATTCTACGTACTTCATGTGTTGTACAAATGGCTGCAAGTAATTTACCACCGAGATAATTGAAACCAAATGGTTGTGCAGGTACAATCACAAAACCCATAGCGGCACATTGATTGAACAATTGAGCACCACCTTCATGTTGCGTGAATACTTGGCCAAGCATTTCGTTGCGTGGTTTACAATTGATAACAGGAGAACCAAGACGAATAAAACCAACCCACTTCTGTGATTTCTTTTCCCAAATTGCCAATCTTAAACACCGACCAGGAATACTGGTCATGTTTGAGTGACTTGAAATCATATTGAGATAAATGTCCCACCTATCTTGTGGTAACTCCATGATTTCAAATTCCATATCAGCAGGTGACATAGTGAAATCAGAAAACAAATCTTCTTCTGGTCCCATGCCAGGCAAAGTAAATGGTCTTTCGGCCATTGAATTTAGTTTCTGTTCTCTCATGTATTCATCAATACGACCAAACTTATCAAAGTAGTTGGAGAATACATTTGCACAATGTACGGCTTGTTCTTTAGTTAATGTCATACTTTAAGTCCACCAAAATTCTTACTGAATTTCTTCTCACGGTTTCCAAATGTATTCAAAGGTTTATCTTCAACTTGACCTGCATCAACAATATCTGCCTGTGCTGAATCTTCTGCATCATACAGCCGCATCTTTGCTCTATCAACACCAACAACGAATCGTTTGAAGTTGTTAGGGTCAGAGTATCGATTCTTCAATTGTTTCACCAAGATTTGGTTTAATTGTTGCAATTCTTCATTAGTCACCAATGCAAACATAAAGTCGGCAGTTGCAGGCAAACCAAATGATTCTGAAGTATCTTCAAGGCCTGGATCCGAATTGCTGAAACCACTACGAGTTGTTTGTGTTGCAGAAACAATTGGCACATTGTGTTCAACAGCCAAACCACGCAGTTCTTCAGCGATAGACTTGATGTAAGTATAAGAGTTAACAGAACCACCTGCCTTGATACGTGAAGATGCACAAATGTTCAAATAATCAATAAAGATAATATGTGGAACAAAGTTCTTCTTCAGATGCAATTCACTTAACAATGCTCTGAAATGTAGTGATGAAGCACTAGCAGTTGGATATTCTTTGATAATCAATTTACCATGAGCCTTGTTTTGTAACACCTTGAATTTACGTTCATAGTCTTCTTTACTGATTGTGTGAAGTTCATTCAAATCAATATTTAGCAAATTAGCATCGATACGTTCTGCAATACGTTCTTCGGCCATTTCCATTGTAATGTACAAAACATTATGACCTTGATTCAAGCAACCAGCGGCAACGTGACACATGAACAATGATTTACCAACACCAGTACCTGCAAGTGCAATGTTCAAGGTCTTGGTCGGCAGTCCGCCTTTTGTAATCTTATTGAAGATATCAAGGTCAAACTTGATACGAGATTCTACCTTGTGATAGAAATCAAAACGAGAATCATAATCTGCCATGTAATCATGGCCAATGTGTTGGTCAAAAGAAACACCAAGAGCATCACTCAGTAGTTTTGGAATCTCACCCTTAGGTTTATCTCCGTGTTTGTCATCAAGGATTGATACTGATTCCATGATGGCATTGTAGATGGCTTTATCTTGGCAGAACTTCTCAGTTTGCTCAATTAACCATTTACTCTCAACCTTTTCTTCTTTACTTGAATGTAATTCTTTAAGAAGTTCAATTGATTGTCTTACTTCAGGTTCAGTTAGTTTTTTACTCTCGGTGAAATTAATGATGAGAGATTCATGAGTCGGTAGATTTTTGTATTTGTTTACAAACTCAAAGATTTCTTTGAATACTACCTTCTCTGTATTGTCGGCAAAGTAATCCGACTTGATGAATGGCAAAACTTTACGGGTAAAGTCCTCATTGTATATCAGATTCTTCAGTATCGTTTGTTCTAGTCGATTCATTTTGTATAATAATTTCTGTAAGTATGTCACCTATGATTGTAACAAAATTATCATTATTTTGCAAGGCCTGCTTGTCATGTTGACCTGAATGATAAATGTTATAGTTAAACTGAAGTATCGGTATCACCGATTCGGGCTTCAATTTAACCATACCATAAGAGTAAACCACACCGGTGTATTCACCCGATGTGATTTCTACCAAAGTTGAGTCATCAGACTCACTTTGTTGGAACCGATACTCAACTTTCTTCGGTTTCTTCGACCACGGGAGTTTCTCCCATAATGCTGCCATAAGCGATTTCATATTTGTGTTTAATGAATTGTTTAAATTTCGGATCTTTTAAAATTGGTTCCATGAATTCAGCTGACGTTGTGTCAGCAATTCGTTTCTTGTCACCAACTTCACCAGTTGCTTGGTCTACTTTTGCATACCAACCATTGGCAGGTTTAACCACATGTCCGGATTCAATAGCAAGGTCAAGCAGACCAGAGTAACGGCTGATGCCACCGTCAAAAGATACAGAGATAGGAATTTTAGATTTTTCTTTAACATAACGTGATTTTTCGACATTGATAATAAAATGATAACCAACAATTTCAGTACCTTCTTTGTCTTGTTGACGACCGAGAATATAAATGTTGTCAGCTGAGTAATATGAACCTGTACCACCACCAACAATATCTTTAGGGAACATTCCAATTTCTTTGTATGTGTGATTCACAACAACCATAGGAATATCTTTAATGGTTAAGTGTGGTGTTACCATACGGAACAAACTCTTAACTTGTTTTGCTCTAGACATATCTGCAACTGATTTGCCTTCAAGAGCATCTTCAACTTCTTTCTTCGAAGCCAAATTGCCAATTGAATCGAGGATAACCATAAGTTTATCACCACGTTCAATGTTTTCAAACTGTTGCATAATATCAAACTTCAACTGTTCAATATTGGTCAATGGTGTATGCAACACACGATCCATATCAATACCAAATGTTTCAAAGTATTTAACTGGTGTACCAAACTCTGAATCATAGAACAATAGAATTGCTTCTGGATATTTGTCCATGTAAGATTTAGCCATCAACAAACTAAACGCTGTCTTGAAGTGTTTAGATGGACCTGCCCACATTGTAAGGCCTGGTGTAATGCCGCCATCTAACCGACCAGATAGTGCAACGTTAATCATTGGCACGGCAGTCGGAATCATATCTTTTTCTGTGAAGAATTTAGACTTAGATAGAATTGCACTATCTTTAATTGTCGAATTCTTTTTCAATTTCTCAAGTAAACTCATTTTAACCTCTTTTTAAAAAAAACTCTCTAAGGAATTCTGTTGTTCTGTTGTCCAATTCATGCAATCTAAAATTACTTTAATTGGTTCAAGGAATGCCTTATTGAATTGCATATCATAATCAATAAACTCTTGCAAGCCAAACTCCACTGGCAATCTATTTGGGTATGAAATAACCGTATCTTTCATGGGATTTGGTTGTTTCAAATATGTGAATTTAATCTTCTCACCTTCTTGAATCAATGCATACTTTTTATCAAGTTTCATTGCTTTCAGTTTGGTGTTATAAAGAATAGCACCCTTCACATGGATTGGTGTACCCTTCTTATATAGAGTCACATTGTCAGAGTATTCTTTCAGACCATTCAGACCACGGGGGAAAGAAATATCTTCAGCCGGCAACTGCTTAAATTCATTTCTGAAATCTTCAATGAATTTATGAATATCGGATTCGGTGCCGTTAATCATAATGTCAATTGATTTTCTCATCTTCTCACGGATGGCAGCAGGTGTAGATGACTTAATCATCTCAAGGCCCATGACTTTCATCTTAGGTTCTTTGTACTGCACACCTTCATTATTAAACACATTTAGAATGTAACGTTTCTTGGCAGTCCAAATACCTTTGTTAGCCAAACCTTCACGTTTCATCTGCATCTTCTGAGCATAGGCATGAACATAATCAGCCAACTCTGTATAAGATTTATCTATGTGTGGTTGAAGTTTTTCTTCACAAACTTTGTCCATGAATTCAATAATCTTTTGTTCAGGCACACCACTTTTCTTACCATAAACTTTTTCAACCAATTCACCAAGACGGAGGTAAATCGAATCAGTATCAGAAGCAATCACATAGTCTTTATCACTATCTAGCAACTTGTTCATGTACTGGTTAATTTTAGCTTCGATCCAACGAATAGAAAATTGACCAGCAGTAGTAACACCCAAGGCCATTCTAAGGTCATAGAATCTGAAATACTGGGAACCTAGAGCACCGTAAGCACTATTGAGAGAGACTTTCTTGGCCAATTGCAGGTTATCATAACGAGCAATCTTGTTTTTCAGTTCATACTTTTTATTAGGATCAGTCTCAACTTCATAATCTTTCTTAGCTTGAATCATCATTTTCTTAAACTTTGAACGATCCACATACATTTCTTCTAGCATCTGAGGTAAGAAACCTTTTTTAGTTGTTGAGAAGAATTGACCATTTGGAGTAATAGTTACACCACTCATATTTGATAGATTAACTTCTTTAAGCAACAATTTATCAACGCTTACACCAGAAGAAATGATTTGTCTCATCTCAGGAGTATAATCATGTGGCTCAACCAATGTTTCAGGTGAAATGTTATATTGCATCATCAGGTGAGGATACAAACTGTTCAAGTCAAATGATGCCACATAGTTATGCATACCGACTTGTGGGTCTTTAACATAGGCACCTTCAAAGGCCGCAGTCTTACTCTTTACAACTTTAGGAGGAACAATAATCTTTTTGTCCAACAAGTAATTGTAAATCAAAGAATCCCACATACGAGTTTGTGCAAAGATATCTTCGTAGTTTGTTTTGGTATCATAAGCAAGAGTCAAGCCCAACTCAATCAACTTCAACTTGTTCTCTAGTTTGAAAATCAACTCTACGTCTTTGATGTTGTACTCAATAAACTTTTGGTAATCTAAACGATACAACTGATGCAAGTTATCGAACTCATCATATGAAATCTTACCTTCACCCAATTCAACTTGTGAAATATTATCCAAACGATATGACTCTTGTGATTTACCACCTGGCGCATACCATCTGTACAATTCAATATAATCTAATGTGGAAACACCTGTGAATTCATATGCAATTAGCTCACGATTGTTCACAACAGCCTTACGACTATTGATATAATTCCATGGTGATAGTTTCTTAACATCGTCATCACCGAGAATTTTAGTGATACGATTCACAAGATATGGAATATCAAAGAACTTAACATTCCAACCAGAAATTACATCTGGACAATTTTCTGACCAAAAGGCCAAAAACTTTTTACACAGGTCATATTCATCATCACACTTGGTGTAGATAACATCTTCACGGTCATTTCTAAACTCACCACAACCAAATACAGTTGCAACACCATTCAAATACTTGACACAAATAGCTGTGATAGGTTCATTTGCTTGATATGGGTCAGGGAAACCATTTTCAGAACCAACTTCAATATCGATAACTGCAATTGAAACATGGTTAATGTCCCAATCAATCATACCTTTGTGTTGGTCAGCAATGAAAGCATATTGAAAGTTGGCATTACCAAATACATCAAAGCCTTGAACACCATCATAACGTTTAACGAAATCACGAGCCTCACGCATACCTTCGAACTTCATAGGCTCAAGATATTCACCTTCAAGTGTTTTGAAGTTAGTGGTTTTATTAGAGCGTAAAAACAAAGTCGGCGTGTAAGCAATTTTATACTTAACACGCCGGCCGTCTTTTACACCACGATAGAAAATATTGTTGCCAACACCGACAACGTTAGTGTAATATTGATTAGTCATTCATACATTATATCAGAATTTTGGAATAGATGTGGCAATTTGAATGCCAGACCCAAACATTTCACTATACTGATTCATCAATTCCCGTAAAGGAGTTGTGGTACAAAGAATGTCCTCATTATTGATTCTGATACCAGTTTCAAATTCTTCACAGAATTGGATAAAAGGAGAGAATGCCATCATAGGGCCATCTTTAGTTGGTTGCATGATGCATTGAACAGGTTTCTTTACCAGAATATAACCTGATTCTTCCACAACCTCAGCCAAAAGGGTGTGGTTTGTTTTGAAAGTAATTAATTGGAGATTCATACACGAACCTCCGCATCAACTACACCAATGGTAACCCAACGTTTTGGGATAAGCATCTCACGGCCGTTAAACTTGTGAGCATCAATGGTTGGGTCTTGCATCCAACCAACAACCTCGACCTTGTTATCAAACTCACGCAAGAACAGTTCATATCTGTCCGCATGAGGCATTTTGTACTCATTGACCAACCTTTTGGCCACTTCACGTAAATTCATATTTACCTCTTAAAAAATATACGATAATGTATTATAACAGACTTCTTAATAAATTGCAAGCTTTTACTTGGCAAACTTGGTGAAATCTGGCTTCTTCCAACCTTCAGGTTTAAGAACTTTGCCGTCTTCACGTTTGATTACCGTTTTAGTTTTGCTATCAATCTTCTTTAGGTTACTAAGGGAACCTTCATCCCAAACACCCTTTGTGTCCCAACCACGAGACTTCATATACCCAATGATTACCCACATAGTATCAAAACAGGCATCGATGGTTTCAACATCATCATTCTTACTAACAGCATCAATGAATTCGTGGTATTCTTCATTGATTAGCCTTCGGTACAACAATGCTTGTTCACCATTATCCGTATCTGTAGTTTGGCCTGCAGCCGTCATAAACGTTTCAACATCTTTAAAAACACTAGTCATATTTAATTACCTCTACGTTACACTTCTTTAAAAATTCAATTCCGTCATCATCACGATAACTATTCCGATAATAAACACTATTGATACCACTTTGGAAAACCAACTTGGCACAATCAATACAAGGCGCATGAGTTACAAACATAGTAGCACCTAAACCACTCTCAGTAGTCCTAGCCAATTTAGCGATTGCATTGGTTTCGGCATGTAGTACCTCTGGTTTGGTTTTAAGTTCTTTGCTAAAATTATTGTAATCATATCTAGGATCACTAGGATGAACATCAGCAACATATTCACAGTTGTTATCCCATCCACTTGGCATACCATTGTAGCCAATAGAAATGATGCGGTCATCTTTTACAATAATTGCACCAACTTGAAGTCTCTTTGCTGAAGATAATCCTGCATATACTTCAGCCACTTTCATGTGTGCATCTATAAATTTCTGTTTCATATTAAAATAGCAAGTGGAAATTGCTTCGCTTTCAATTTATTTGCATAAACAAAGAAAGGTAAAAACCTTTCACCCAAATAACCAGGATATCTCCAAGGATATATTTCACTACATCTTCCATCTTGTACTGGATAAACTTCACTACAATTATCGAAAACATACTTTAATATTTGGAACAACTCAGTAGCATACTTAACAAAGCATTCACGTTTCATAATATAGGATGTTTCAGCGTGCATTGAGTTGTTCTCTGTAAACCACGACATATCATTTACATATTCAGGACATAATTTTGTAATAGCCTCTTTGAATAGGAACCAATGTTCAGGCAGTTCATACATTAAGTATTGTTGCTCGATTGAACAATTAAAGGTAACATTCTTATTGGTGATTACATCATATGACTTGAATAGTTCTTCAATCAAATCTTTTTCTTCTTTTGTACCAAATTGGTCAGCAACCTCTTGTGTCGGAGGCATATTGACTTTATCTTGTGGTATCTGGTCGTTCAGCAAAAGATATCTACGATAGGTTAAACATCCAACATAATCAGGAAGATTTGTTGAAGACTTTAACATCATATACTCAGTTGCTTGAGCACCCATTGCACGATAAAATTGTTCGTCACTTACACCAACATAGTAGTGTCGGAAGTCTTTGATTTCTTCTGTAGCATCAACTGCCTTAATTGATAGTTTATCACCCGCAAAGGATGGAATCAACCAAGACGAATTGAGGTTAATTGGAAAATCTTTATGGAAATGACTGAGAACAAGTAATGACATAATATATTAAAATGGAGCCGAAGCTCCATCAATTAAACTGTTTCTTTTTCTTGAAGCAGTTGTGGTTTAGGTAACTTTAATCCATTACCGATTTCAATTTTACGTGGTTTCTTGTGTTCAGGAATTACATTCTCCAAACCAATTCGCAAAATTCCATCCTTGAATTCTGCACCACGGACTTCAACTGTATCAGCAATTGTTAAAGATTTTGTGAACGAACGAGTACCAATACCACGATGGATATATGTTACTTCGGTGTCCTTATCTTTCTTTTCACCTTTGACAACAAGAAGTCCATCGTCCAACTCAATGTCGATTTCATCCTTGGCAAAACCAGCAACGGCCAGTTCAACGACATAATGACTGTCATCTACTTTGATTACGTTATGTGGTGGAAAAGAAGTGTTGCGTGTCGGTGCTTGACCTTCAACGAGTCTTTCGAGCTCATTAAACAATTGGTCAAATCCAACAAACTGAGGATACAATGTTGTAAAGCGAGTCATAGTTTTCTCCTATTAAGCGAGTTGATAAAATTGATACCCCGAAGGCATATCATCCAGCTTACTTTATACTGGACCAACTAACGTGTGGCAGTTCAATTGCACGGACGCCTTGTTACCGTAGCATCAAACGGCCCTAAGGTGGGTTCGTTGAAGGTGTTTAACAAGGTTACCTCCCACCTTGTCCCATCCCGAGTGGGTTTAATTATTTAGTTAGCGTTTCGAATGCCAAGCGGTTAACAAAATACTTTCGTTGTGGGTTACTCTCTTTATAGACAAGTATAAACTCAACTTCATTTATTTTGTTAACATCATTATAATTATCCGTCCACACAATATCACCCGTGTAGAGGTTTTTCAATTGTACTTTTTTTGGTTCTGTTTTCATAATGTATCACCATATCAATAATCCTGAGTTTTCTTACCAATGTTATACTTAGCAATAAGTTCCCATTGGTCTTTCTCTTTGAAAGCTATAATTTTAATTTGATGTAATGGTGCAATGTTGTCAGTCATAATTTCTTTATTCAAGATTTTAATCAGACCCCATTCTTCTAATAAATTGGCAATAGCATTACGTCTTTGAATATCATTCTCAGAAATATTAGATGGTTTTCCGTCTAATGCAAACAATTCTTTAAAGTGTACAATATAATACTTACCCTGCTTATGCAGAATATGGCAAGATTGGTATAACACTTTCTCTTTGCGAGAGGATACACCAATTCTTGTTAGGGTTTCACGAACCTTTAAAAAATCATCCTGTTCGTTAAGAATAACCTCAACGAACTTTGATAAATCAACCATATCATTTCCTTAATCCACCGGTGTCGGTTTTTTCTTTTAATTCTTGGATTTGTTCTTTGCTAAGGAGACGCAAGGCGTCACGAGCTTTAGAATTGGAGAAATTATAGACTTGCTTTATACATTCTAAATCTTCACTTTTTTCAACTTTAGCCCACTTAGCAAATGGTCTTTTCTGTGACCTTACCGTATTTAGAAGGAAATCATTCTGTAGTTTTTTATCGAGGAAGTGCCTCCGGTTCATCTCATTTGCATACATGATACAGTCTTTATGATAGGAAAGACTGCGATTGACTAGAAAAGGTGCATATTCCTTTTCTGTAGCCTCATCTACAATTAACTGTTTCTTGTTTTGTAGGATTGAATTGACATAATCAAATGGACTCATGTTAGCATCCTAATCAATCCAACAGAATCAATTGTTACCAAAAGCATGTAGTTAGCCAACATGCCAAAAGATTTGCGAGTCCAAGCAGCCCAAGCGTAGAGACCACAGCCGACAATCCAAATAGGGTAAAGATATAGTAGGGGAGGATTCGGGACTGTGAGAGCCATGGTAATAGAACACCCAATACTGATACCCCAAGCAATAAGCTCAACGCCAAAACGAAAACGATTACTGTACCAGTCATTTTTAATCCATTCTACTGTAGGTTTGAATAAATCTAAAATCATACAAACTCACAATTCACCATGATTTCTGTCAAGCAAGCAACTGTATTAATCTCATGGTCGGCCACAAAAGCAGACTTGTACTGGTAGTCAGCAAGAATCAATACTGCTTGTGGAATAGATTGAGGTTTCATTACATCATACATCGAATCGTAAATCTTACGGAATAATGTACCAGAATCCACTTCATTGGTTGCAACCCATTTACGAATAGCACCAAAGTCCTTATCACGGATAAACTTTACAACTTCATCAATAGAAACATCACCGATTTGAGCAAGAATGCCTGTATCGATTTTACCAAACTGTGAGTAACGCTGTAACTCATTTAGAATACGGCGAAAATCTGGAAAGTGTTTCTTTGTTAACTCAGCAATAACCTTGTCTTCATACTCAACATTTTCACTTTGCAAAACATTCTGAACTCTCTTAAAGAACGCAGAGGCCATCTTGGCTTTCTCACCATTCTTCAACGAGAATTCAATAACTGCACAACGTGAATGCAATGGTTCAATGATACGATTCTTGTAATTACATGTGAAAATGAATGAACAATTGCTTGCAAATTCTTCAATAGCATTACGTAAGGCTGGTTGTGTAGAATTAGGATTCAAATAATCAGCTTCGTCAATGATGATGACCTTGCGGCCACCAGTTAAACTCATTGACGAGGCATAATTCTTAATCTTGGTTCTGAATGTGTCAATACCTGATTCGTCAGAACCATTGATTACCATGTAGTCGCAACCGATTTCGTTGCACATGGCTTTCGCTACTGTTGTCTTCCCTACTCCTGCCCCACCAGCCAGCAGAAGATTGGGAATGTTTTTCTGATTCACGTATTCTTGGAATGGTTTTTTCAACCTTTCTGGTAGAATACAATCCTCGATTGTTTGAGGCCGATACTTCTCTGTCCACAATAGATGTTCCATAGGAACCTTTCACATAAATCATAATAAAAAAAAGAACAATTATTCTTTGGAGAATTTACTACCTTGTTCTGTAGTAATCCAGTATTGCAATGTTACATTTTTGTTTTTGAAATGTGAGATGCCTTTTGATGAAATGGATACATCATATGTTCCAGGCAAAATCTTGCTAACATTTTCTGTTTTGAAAATCATACGATACTTACTACCATTACCAACAGTATCAAGTTTCAATGCATCAGTATGAGCAGAATCATTTTGTGTGTCTAATGTCACAATGTTTACTTCTGTACCATCAGATTCAATAGCAATTTGTGGTGAAGACAACACAGATGCCGCACGGAGAATCCAATCAAAATCTTCTGACGTTAGGTTGAAAGTAATTTCAGCCTCAGGCATTGTCAGTTCTTTTTCTGGTGGCGTGTTAATCATTGTAGGGTCACAGAAGCGGTACTTAATCTTAGAACGGCCTTTGTTGCCAACGATTACAACATGTTTTTCATCAAACTCAAATGATGGGTCATCTTTGTGTAAAGAAACAACCGACAAAAAGTTGTTTAGGTCATAAACACCAAAATCTGTAGGCACTTCTTCATTGATTGTCACTTGTGCAAGAATGTTCTTGTGTGACGATACGGTCTTTAGGGTTTTACCAGTTTTAAAGAACAGACCTTGGTTAATAGTACCAAAATTCTTTAAGACGGAAAGGGTTTCACTCGATAGTTTCATAATATACTCCAAAAAAATTAATCATTCACAGAATGGATTGTATCATGTTCATATAGAAACATGAGGCAACACATAGCATGAGCAAGGTGATGTTTGCCAGATTCAACATCTTCAATTTCACCCGTTTTCCAAGCCCATAAATGCCTCTGTAGGGCATCAAAATACCTGCGTTTTGAATCAGGTACTTTTTTCCAATTATCACGCTCATACTTTTGGGCACCAAATGTAAGAACGTCAACAGTAGCTTCTAATGCCTTCGGCGGTAACAAGCCGTATTCTAGCTTGTTACCATCGAATTTGCGACCACCAGTAGTGGCGGTTTGAGAAGCTTTTACTACATCCGTATCTTCTTCATCAAACCTTGGCGTCATAGTTTTCCTGTGTACTGTGCAACAGCAGGCATATTACCAGTAAAGGCATATGTACCAATGTGTTGTGTTCTCATCCATGGACACAAGAAGATTTTACCACCCATCTTGCGCCACATTTGGCAGAACATATAGTCTTCACTTAGATAACGTTCAGAACCACCGCCTGTAATACTATCTTTGGTATCAATTACTGTATCAAAGAAAGCATGGATGTATCGTGAGCCATCAAAGTTTGCTTGGCCAACATGGTCTGGTTTGTATTTGATAGTTGGATATTGTTTTTCCATTTTCTCAAACACTTCACTCTTAACCAACATGAAACCTGTACCAATTTCCATAACTTCAAGTGGTTCTGTTACAGTAAATTGTGATGTGCCTTTAACAACGTTGAAGACATATTCGCCAACAAGGTTCTCAAGCTCTCTAGGTTCCAAACCTGGATGTGTACGTGCCGCAGAAGCGATATTACCCCAGTTGATAGATTTCTTAGGATAAGGACCACCAATAACATCCTTATCAAGTGCTAGAAGTGCTAACACATCTTGCGGACTGTAATGAATATCAGAATCGATAAACAATAAGTGTGTAAAACCAGAGCGCAAGAATTCGTCAACCAAATAATTTCTAGCTCGAGTGATTAGCGATTCATTAAACAGGAATGAAAACTTAGTTTCAACTCCGTATTTCGCCATTGTAGTTTGTAAGTCTAAGCAAGACTTAACATAAAGGCCGTGTGACATGCCACCATACATTGGTGTAGCAATAAACAACTTTGCCTTTTTTAGTTCTTCAAGTTTAACTTCAATTTCCATAATGTATCCATAAAATAAAAAAGAGGAGGGATACTATTATATATCCCTCCTCTGAGTGTTATTCTATAAAGAATTAGGCAAAAGCACGTGTTCCTTGTGAACGAATTGCGGCGATGCCAGCAGCAACTACACGTTTAGTTGGTGTGCCCAAACGATAGAACGAAACCTTGTCACCAGATGGTGTAACACGGCTGTTCAAGTAGATTGCATAGCCTTCGTTACGCAATTCATTGATGGTTGCGGAAGGATTTGCAACACCGAAAACAGATTGCATCTTGGTAGGTGTCAATGTGTTGTAAGAACCAGTCTTGGAAAGATAGGCGAGGACTTTAGATTTAGCGGACATAGTAGTCTCCATAATAAAAACGAATCTCAATTGAGGGGAAGTATTTGAGAGGAGATTCATTCTCTCAAAATATGATATATTATAACACGTTTAAGTGAGTGTGTCAACACTTTTTACGGCAAAGAATAATCTCTGCCGCATTTATTAGAATGGAATTTCTTCCGATTGTTGTGTGGTTTCAGGCACAATAACAGGTGGCGCATCAGGATTAATACCTGCATCAATCTTGGTATACAAATCAACAAAACTTGCCTTTGTGTCATCATCAAAACGGTTTAAGCACAAGCCAATAGATTTCATTTTATCACCATGAATACCAAATGTATTCACAATGTGTACCAAACGGCGAGTGGAAATCACTTCATCACAACCACCATCCAAGAATGTTTTACGAATGGTATCTGCCCACATTACCAGTTTGTCGGCAAAGTCTTCATCATCACGACCAACAGAAACCAATTCTTTCTTAATGATTTTCTTTTCAATATTAGTTGGTGGCCATTGTTGTTCGTATGTATTGGGGAAACGCTCAAGGAACGCTTCGTTCAAAACATTGGTGAACATGTAACGACCATCATCTGAACCTTTACCTTTAGTATTTGCAGTAGCAAACACGGTGAAACCTTCAGCAGGTGTAATCAATTCACCTTTCTTTTTCAACATGAAAGGTTTGCCTTCAAGTACACGTTGCAAAGAGGAAAGGTTCTGAGCACCATAATCGATTTCATCAATACATAACACAGCGCCTTGACGAGCCGCTGTTGTTACAGGACCATCACGCCATTCCATATTACCATCAATCAACACATAGTTACCAAGCAAATCACCTTCATCAGTTTCAGGTGTCATTGATACGCAAATGAATTTACGGCGAGCCTTTGCACAGGCCTGTTCAATAGACATTGTTTTACCATTACCTGAATGACCAGTAATGAATACTGGAAAGAATCGATTTGATTTCACGATTGAAACAATATCGTCAAAGTCACCGAATGGGACATAATTGCGATATGGTGTTGGAATTAAGTTTGTAGTATCAAGGTCAGTAACTACATTAACAATTCTATGATTTGATTGTTCAACTGGTTTTTTCATAGGCACAACATTGGCTTGCATTGATATTAATGCGGGATTAGGTACAAGGTATTTACCACGACCAACACGGTTCGATTCTTCTTTGGTAAACCATTGAGCACCAGAAATGCCAAGAGTTGCACAAATGGATTTGATTTCTGCTTTAGTCACTTCGGCTTTGCCAAGTGCTTGCAGAGTGGACATAAACTTTTCACGGATTTCAGTACGAGCTGTCATAATAAATCTTTCATAATATAGGGTATATTATAACACAACAGGAGGTATTGTCAACCACCCTGTTGTATTAATACAACACTCAGGCAGCAATGCCTTGAATGAACTTGGAGACTAACACTCGGTTAATCTGTTTGCCTTTATTGAACTTCATAAAAGCATTCTTGAGCTTAGATGCTGTAAGTTTACCATCAACCTCAATTTCACCATCATTGGTCATTAAATCATTTCCACCAGAAATTAGGAAGAACGAATCATAACCAGGATTGAATGAATGTAAAAACTTCTGAGTATCCAATTTACGCTTCAGTTGTTTAATCAACTCAGCATCTATGTTAGCATCAGAACGCTTAGTGTATAGAGGTAATCTATTTTCATTATGGTAGTAATGTCTAATGATGCCCTTTGAACGATGAGGAGGAACAATAAAGAAACCAAAAATCTTAGAGTTGGTTGTAGCGGTAAACCACTCAGCAACCGAAACAAACATTTCATTGCTTAAGTTGTTAGACTTAACTAGCTTCTGGTATTTTAATTTGTTATCTTGAAGGATAACATTCTCATACAATGGATGAAACCAATTGTAACCACCTTCATCATTTGCCACACAATTAGTGGAGTCAGCATCACCGTCATGGATAATTACCAAGTTTGTAATATCCAAATTGTTGCTACGTTTAAAGTTTTTCATAATTGCTTGTGTTGCAACCAAAGCTTCTGTCAAAGGAGTATTTGAAAGTCTTTCAGAATGTGGTCTTTGCACAACACGAGCATAACGACCGCCTTCATAGGACTTTTTCAACAATACCATGTTACGCAAGGCCTTGGTAAATTCAGCATTTGTCATTTTAGAATTTAAATATTCACGCAATGAAATAGCTTCAAATTTTAATTCACCAGATTGGTACATAAAACATTGACGAACTTCCATAGGATTTCCAAGAACGCTAAGTGGTACAGCAGTAGTCTTGGGATTATCAATTGACCATGTGGAAGAATCATTACTGAATGCATAAACATGGAATGGAATGTTTACTTTACGGCAGAACATGGAAAGAACCAAGATTTGTTCAATAGAACCTGCCATGTTATCTGACATAGAACCAGAATAATCAAGCAACAGAATCAAACCATGTGATTTGCCTTTTGGCACTTGCATGATTTTACGGAAGATATTGTCATCAAAACGGTATGAAGCCAGTTTGTTAACATCAACATCACCAGTATCCGATTGCTTTGCCTTACTGAATGATTTGGCAGCCTTACGCATTTCAAACTCTTTGGCAAGCAATGCAATGTAACGTTCATTTCTATTACGAAATTCTTGTACAAAACCATTGATTCTTTCATCTGTTATATAACCATCTTTAACCTGATTTGCAAAATCTAATGTCAACAACTCTTGAACCCGTTTTGCAGGTGTGATAATTTTAGACAAAATAGGTGTAGGCATATTAGCGTACACATAAGGCTTGCATTTTTCATCAAGCAATGTCACTTCGTTTTTGCGGTAGTTATCGTCAGTTACACATTCTGGATCAAAATCTTCTGAATCGAAATTGGACATTTGCGAATCTTTATCACGATTCACATTGTTGCCGTCATCATCAGAATCGGAATCGTCACCTTCACCATCAGAGTTACCATCGGTTTCTTCATCGGTAGTTTCATCTGAGGTTTCATCCGAATCTTCGCTGTCGCCAGATTCACCATTATCCAATTCAGTATCATAATCATAATCGGAATTGGTATCATCTTCATCTAAGGGATTGCCTTCAGCGTCATATTCAAAATCATCACCAATTGATAATTCAAATTGTTCATTCTTACAATAACCATAAATCTTTTCAGTTACCCGAAGCACATCATTCCATGTTTCAAGCATTTGAACTTCACCAATCATTTGCATTTCTTCAACAGAAAATCTAATGTTTTCGCTGTATTGGCTCTTGGTATAGATATTCAATCGGTCAATGAATGACATATGGTTAATGTCACGATGTTGGATGCCAAAGAAATCACGGTCACTTAATTCAGCATATGCTTTACGGAATGATGATTTAAGGCCTGGATATTTACGAATAACTTTTTTCTCAATGCGAGCATCTTCAATCACATTAAGGAAAGCTTTATAATTCTTACCTCTGTTTTTATCGGTAACAACATCATGCCAACCATCCGCAGGAGTATAAAGAGCATGACCGACCTCATGGCCGCCAAGCAAATCATACATGAAACTTGACATATCTTTCCACATAGGAAGATAAAGAATCCGTTTAGTTGGGTCAAATTTGGCAGTATGGATTTTTGAATGTTGAATGGTAAGGTTCTCAGTTGCCATCAACTTGGCAAGCTGAGATTTTTGTTCTACTGTAAATGCTGTCATGCAAAACCTTTTTGAATTTATCTAACCATTATATCAAAACTGGAGGATTTGTCAAGAGCCTGTTGCGTAAAAACAACAGTTGGGAAGTCGCATGGGACTTAGGAATGGAGCGGATAACAGGAGTTAAACCTGTCTGCCCGTTGGGACGGGCTGTCTCGGACTCTCCGCATTTGTGTCTATTATATAATTATATAGGCTGTTTGTCAAGCGTTTTAACGACCAACTTGGCAAAGATACTTCTCTTTTGCCTGTTCCCATGTTAGATAACAGAGGTCGTCATAGAACAAGGTTTCGTTATTGTTACGGCCTTTTTTGGCCAATTGTTTGATACGTGGTTTGGCATGTTTAGTTCTCCAAATATCAACTAAGGCTTCAACGCTTGTATCAAATGATTTAACCAAGTCATCATCACCAATTTTCTTATTAAGGTAATCAATAGAGTTATCGTATAGTGGCGACCAATAAATGCCTCGAGCATGGTCTGTACGAATCAACTCTTTAGGAATATTCAATTTAGAATAAACAAACTGAAGTGAACGATTCTTATGGTCACGCTTATGTGGTTGTCCGCTTGGCTTCTTTGCAACATACCATTCAAAGTATTTACGTGTATGTTTTGTTTTCAACCAATCACGAATATCATATCGTGTTTCTTTTTCTGGTTCAAATGATACCGAACCTGCCGTAAATCCCATTTTCTGCCAGTGGTCTAGACCATCATACTGAGAAAGTCCATCAGCCTTAGTTCTACCATACAATGAAGTTGTAGTTACAGAAACTAATGTGTCGCCATATAATTTCTTCCACAATTCTTGTACAGGATCGGCAAGACATAGAAGTGCCAGTAATTTACCACCAACATAATTAAAACCAAGTGGCTGCAATGGAACAATTGTAGAACCAATTGCAGTATGGTTAATCATACCGCCTTGTGTTTTAAGTTCTCTTGGCCAACCAATGTGATTATCTCTTGGTGTCAAATCAAGAAAGTCTGATGAAATACAAATAACACCAAGATACTTCTTTGTTACCTTATCACGAATGATGAAGTTTAGATTGCGGCCAATGTTAGAGTTGTTCTTCATTGTAGAAGAAAAGGTGCGAATACAATTCCACAATTCAGGCAAGTTCTCACCTTTGTTTGTGTAAATCATTTCAGGTTCAAGTTTCAGATAATCTTCAAGTGTTTCTGGAATCCAAAAGTTGTTCTTAATGTCATCAATAGCATCACGTTGAACATCACTCTGTAATACAACCTTCTCACCTTCCCACAAATCATTAACAGTCATTGTAGGATATCTGTCTTGCACTTCACACCATTTTTGGTATAATGTATATTCTTTGACATCCATCTTTGATACAAATGTAAGGTCACTAATGATTTTCTCACGTAAAGTCTCATCAGTCAAAACAGCAGGCTCTTTAAAGTCTGCATGCCATTTTGTCCATTGCGTATCTACATCATCTTTTGGGTCAAATCCGTATGCCATTATTTCTTTCTATTTCGCACATGTTTCTTAATGCGTTTTTCTTGTTTATCTTTAGCCAGTCTGAGTGCAACTGGACCAACATGTTCGGTAAACTTAGTACCATTCATATGATCCAATTCATGTGCAAAACATCTTGCAGTCAGACCTTCAATTCTTTGTCGTATTAGTTCGCCATTTTCAGTAACGTACTCTACTTCCAACCAACTAGGCCTTGATATCTTAACATATAAACCAGGGAAAGAGAGGCAACCTTCATTGTCTTTAATCAAGTCTGCCGAAGCATCAATGATTTTAGGGTTGATACAAACCATATTAGTTTCTTCATACCCAATAACGAATACTCTTTCCATAACACCACATTGGTTTGCAGAAAGGCCAATGCCGCCATATTTTAGTTTTGTTTGTTTCAACCTTTTAACCAATTTGGTCATCAATGGGTTAGGCAACTGTATTCTATATTCTGGAATAACAGCCTTTAACATAGGATGATTATCATTATATAAAGGCAGGTCTTCAATAGTGTCTGTTGCTTTTGTTACACCAGCACTAGTATCAATTCTTAGTATTTCACTCATTTTATTATCCTTGAAAAATTCTTTTCTTTACCGAATCTAATTACGTTAGCAAACTTATCTTGTAGAATGTCACCCTTGTGGCTAATAACAAATAGGTTAACACCCTCAAGCATGTGTAGAATCTTCATCAATTCTTCCGTACCAGTAGTGTCTAATGAAGAATCAAATGTTTCATCCAAAATCAACAAGTTGGTATTAGATGAGTTCTTTAACTTAGCAACAGCACGCCATGTTAACATCAAGGCCATATCAATACGTTGTTTCTCACCTTCAGAAAAGTTGTGGTAAGAAAAGTCATCACGATGCCTTGATTTGATTGTTTCTTTAAATGATTCATCTAGGTTAAAGTTTACAAAGAAATCTAGTGATGATAAATATTTGTTGACCAACTTATTGATGATAGGCAAATACTGTTTGATAATCTTGGTCTTAATACCAGTATCTCTTAACAATGACGTTGCCGTTTCATAATATGTTTTTTCTTCTATCAATTCTTTTAAGTCTGATTCTAGTTGTTTCAACTGACTTGCGAGTTCTTGCAGCTGTGTTTCTTGTAGCTGTGTTGAACCTTTTGTCTCTTTCAATAACTCTACCTCTTTTTGCATCTTAACAATATACTTGTTAACTTCTACAATGGTAGTGTTCTTTGTTGCAATATCAATTTGTAACTTCTGAATAGCTCTCTGTACTTCAGCAATCTCATTCAACTTAGACTGTTCTTCTAACAGTTTCGTTTCTAGTTCTTTTAACCCGTGTTCACATTGTTCAGTCTTGGTTTGTAGGGACTGTATTTGTCCTTCTTTAAACTCGGCGGCAATGGATTGCCTACACGTTGGACAATCATCATTGTGTGAAAAGAAACTGATATCTTTCTGAAATTTGGATAAGTTGCTTTCAATTTGTGATTCAAGCTTACCAAGTTTTTTAACCTTATTCTCAGTTTCAACCTGTAATGCCACCTTGGTAGAGTAGTCTGCAACGTATGTTGAGGCATTAGCAATTTCTGCATGTAAGGTTTGTATGGTTTGATTATTACGTTCAATCTCACCTTCATATTGTTTCACTTTCTCATCATTGTTCTGTTTCAACTCATCAATATGTTTCTTTTCTAAATCATATTTTTGTTTTGTCAAATCAATATCATACTTCTTATTTGAAGTTGAATCTTTATTGGCTGATAATCTACCTTTTACCAACCCATTCATTGTAGAGAAGATTTGAATGTCAAGTAAGTCTTCAATAATAGTTCTGCGGTCAGAAGATGATAGCTGCATGAATGGCGTGAATGATGCCGAACCAAGAATAACAATCTGTGTGAAAGATTTGTAATTCATTTTGAGAATGAACTTCTCTAAGAATTCTTGGTAGTCTCTTGCAGCCGCATCTTGGTTTAACAAGTCACCATTCTGTTGAATCTCAAACACATTTGGTTTAATACCACGAATAATCTTATATGATTTATTATTGGCATCAAACTCAACTTCAACGACACAATCTTTTTGATTGATTGAATTCAACAATTGTGGCTTGTTAACATTACGAAATGCTTTGCCAAACAGGCCGAAACACAATGCATCAAGCATTGTACTTTTACCTGATCCATTTTCACCAACAACTAATGTGTTGGAGTTACCATCAAGTTGTATCTCAGTAAAGTGGTTGCCCGTTGAAAGTAAATTCTTCCAACGAACCTTACGAAAAATAATCATTCAGCTACTTCTGTATTCAATGCCTCAACATAGAGTTCACGCATTATGTTTTTTAATTTCTCTGGTTCAACCTGCAATTGAAGGTTATCAATGTACTTTGAAAGTATTGTCATTGTATCTTCCGCTTGGTCAATAATATCTTGGTCAGTATCAAATGCGGTATCAGTAAAATCTTCTACGATAGAAATATCAGATAGGCCTGCTTTGTATAGGTTGTCTAATACATTATCAAACAAATATGGATTTTGTTTATTGATAACAACAACTTTCACATAACAGTCTTTCAAAGATGGGTAGTCATATTGTTTCCAAGATTCAAAGTCTTGTTTTGAATCATCATACATTACCTTTCGGAACATACGATTTGGATTTACTATGAACTCCATATTTCTAGTATCAGTATCAAAGACATGAAAGCCTTTATCATCCTGATAGTCTGCCCAAGTCATCTCATAAGGAGTGCCTGTGTAGAAGATATTCCCATCATCCGATTTGTGATGAAAGTGACCAGTAATGACCATATCATACTTGTTTAATGTCTTCTTGTCAATACCTACATCGCTAACATTGCCTCTATCCATCTCAAAGCCTGAAATCTCAAAATGCCCAAAACAAATTTGTGATTTCGATTCTTTGATTTTGGTAAAGATTTCATCTTCATTGTCATCGCATAGCCATGGTATCACATCGATAGGAACACCACCAAAATCGATTGTGGCGAACTCATCGAACACCGTGACATTATCATACTCTTTCAATAACATACTTGATGAATTAACTTCAAGTGTATTCTTATAGGCAACATCATGGTTACCTAATAGAGTGTACATTGTAATGTTGTGTTCTTTGAGCTTATTAAAAAAGTATTTGCGAGCAAGATAGAGTGAATTGAAATTAATAAACTTGCGTCTATCAAACAAATCACCCAACTGTACAACTACCTTAATATCATTCTCTAATAGGTATGGGAAAAATACCTCATCATAAAATCTTTGGAAGAATCTGTGGAAATCTAACGAATCACCACGAGCACCAAAGTGTGTGTCACCAAGAATAACTAATTTCATATTTCTTCAATAAACTTTTCCAGACCTTTAGCTTTACCCTCTTTCTTCTTTCTCTTACTTTCTTCAAAGTTGAAAATGAATTCGGAGATATTGTCATATAATTGGAACTGTTTCTGATGCCCATCTGCATCTTCAAACATTTCAAATTCGTCTAGTATACCAATCTGTTGTGTTGCCTTGTATTTGACATAGAGCTGTTTTTTCTCTTTCATAATACGGCGTAAGAAAGCATAATACACTATTTGAGTGAAATAAGCAAATGGATTGTTACTCTTTACCGGGTCAAAGTTTCTGAAGTACATCAGGCAGTTTTCAATACCATCGGCAATCATCTCATCACGGAAGGAATAGGAGATGAAGTTTGGCTTACGTGATAGGTGTTCTGCAATCTTTAAGAAACATTCACCAATATAGTTTGGTATCTTGGGGTCTTCTTTACCTAAAGTCTTAGCCTCATCACATTGACTTCTATACTTTACCAAGGCGGCAAGGAAGTCTGGGTTGTTAATATAGTGTTTAGGTTTCTTTTCAGTCATAATAATATTCTTTCACATTTGCCTGTATTAGCGCTTGACAACAACTTCAAATAAGCATATCATAGCGGTGTTCCGTTTTCAGATAATTCTTTAGTTACCTTTTCCAGTAACCTCAAGACACGTTTACGATAGTCAAATCCTAGTATCGATGCCTTGGTCCCATCATTGTAGGGTGGGTTTCTCCCTTGAGAATAGTATTGTTCGGCAGTCAGGTCAATCAAATCTCCGTTAACATCTACTACCCACCAATGCCAGATTTGTTCATCATCTAAAGCACGGTATAGTTTAATATTCTTTGTACCAAATACTTTCTGTAGGCAACCAGAAGCGGTATGACAATGGCCAAACATTGGGTTGTTTGAATTACGTTCAACCCATTTCTTAGGTAATAAGTCTGGTGATAGATTTCTAATAATGATATCTGACACCAATTTTAAATTCTTCTTATTGTATTCCATTAAACATTACCATATTTACGGTTGTTAATCATACGATAACCCTTAATGAGTTCTTCAACACCTGAATCTAATGTGTGTTGAGTTTTGAAACCAGTTGCCTCAATCTTTTCATTAGATACAATATAGTTTCGTTGGTCAGGGTCTTTACCAACTTCAGCTTCCAAAAATGTGAAACTAGGAATATATTTCTTAATCACTTCACACAGTTCCCATTTAGAAACATTAGCCTCTGATAAACCCACATTGTAGATTTCATCTTTCATGTCTTCAAAGTTATTTAGCGCATGTACAAATGCATTAGAAACATCACGTACATGAACATAGTTACGTTTGAAATGGCCTTCAAATAACACAGCACATCCATCATTAACGGCTCGGTGTACAAAATCGTTGACAAGCAAATCAATTCTCATACGTGGTGACATACCAAATACTGTTGCCAATCGGTAACTAATGGAGTTAGGATGATCCATCAAACGTTTCTCGACTTCAACTTTATCTTTGGCATAAAGTGAAATAGGATTCAATGATGATTCTTCGGTACAATATGTACCTGTACCATAGGCACTATTAGTTGTAGGCATCAATACGACTTGATTCTGTGACAAGTTATCAAGCATCAAAAAGATGGCATCTTTATTGGTAGAAGATGCACCAATTGGATCCTTGTTACACAATGGTGCACCAACATATGCAGCCAATGGAATAATAACATCAGCTTGTTTTAACATTGGTGCAATGTCAGATTTAATACGAACATCACCACTAAACACATTAAAGTTTTTCAAGTGTGCCAATTGGTTCAAAGACGTTTGGCCATACATAAAGTTATCAAGTACAGTTACGTTATGTCCTTTACTTAAAAGAATTGGTACAAGTGTAGAACCAATATACCCTGCACCGCCTGTCACTAAAATATTTGCCATTTTATACCTTATTAATTATTTCACAAATCTCATCAATTTCATTTACTGTCATTGATGGAAAATTACCAATGTAGAATCCATAGAAGTGAATATGTTCCGTGTTTTTAAATTCTTCGTAGTGTGCAGGAGGCATTAAGTTTTTCAAATAAGGTTGTCTTAATTGATTACCACCACCAGCACTGCCTCTTCTGAATTCAACTCCAGATTCTTTCAAGGTCTTCATAAGATTAGCCAAACGAACATTATCTTTATCTTTTAACACTAGGTTGAATGCATAGTTACTAGCACCTTCTAGCTCAAAATCAGTAAAGTATTTGTTTGAATCTATGTTACGTAAGAACCTTTCATTGTTAAAGTTCCTTATTTTAACATTTTCATCTAAGTTTGGCAACTGTTTTCGACCAAGTATGCCGCCTATTTCGTTGTTACGCATATTGTAAGCCGGGTAAGCAAAAATGAATTCTGGATTACAACCGGGATTATCTTCAATCCAACAATCTTTATAGTCTTGGTTAGATAGCTCACGAACCATACCATGTGACCTTAACATTCTCAAGGTCTGATAAGTTTCTTCATCATTGGTACAAACCATACCGCCTTCAATTGTGGTCATGTGATGAGCATAGTAGAATGAGAAATTAGAAGTCCAACCAAAAGACCCTAGTTTCTTACCTTTATGTGTTGCACCATGTGATTCACACACATCTTCAATTAAAGGAATATCTCGTTTCTTTAATTCATCCAACAATTCATCAGTAAGGCCATTAAAACCTTGGATATGTGATAAGAAAACTGCCTTAGTGTTTGGTGTGATGGCATTAATAATACCTTTTGTATCCATTGCCAATGTTCTTGGGTCAATATCAACAAACACTGGTGTGAATCCGCATTGCAATACAGAAGCTATATCTGATACCCATGTCAAAGGTGGTACAATGATTTCACCACCAAATGGGTGTTGAATCTTCAATAAGGTCATTGACAACAGATTGGCAGAAGCACCTGAGTTAACAAAAACAGAATACTTAACGCCTAACCACTTAGACCATTCTTCTTCGAATGCTCGGCAATTAGGGCCATTGGTTAGAATTGGATCATCTTGTTTCAAATGCTCAATGACGGCATCTAACTCACTTCTCAAAATATTATTTCGCATTAATGGAAATTTCATAATAAACCTCAGTTTGATTGATGTATAATTTGGCTACCATTTGTATCAAATTTAAATGGCACCCACACTTTAATAGAACTCATTTGTTTTTTAAATTCTCCTTGTCTCTCAGGTGGTACTAAAAACATAAAAAAACCACCACCGCCAGCACCCATTAGTTTGCCACCTAATGAGCCACATTGTAAAGAATGTTGGTAGATATCATCAATCCATGGTTCTGTACCAATGGATTGTTTGATAGTAAACCCTTCGTGTAGTAACTTTCCAATTTCTTCTACACTACAATGTCTGGTAATACTATTTATGGCGCTGTCCGCAAGTGCTGCCATATCTGTCAGTTGACTATGAATTTTATCTTCTTTAATTTTGGTAACAACTTTACAAGAATGTTCTCCTGAAAATCTACTTACTCCAGAAAACCCAAGCATGATATGAGACTCTAGATTTTTAATGTAATTAGAATCTAATTTTAATTCTTCTGTTGACCAACCATTTTCATTCATTTTAATAACACGAATACCGCCATATGCAGCCATGATTTGGTCTTGTATGCCTACATTCTCACCTAGAACATTCTGTTCAATGTGTATGGCTTCTTTTGCCAGGCAATTTAAAGACCCAAAAGGTTTATTCTTATATTCATGTAGAGCATTCAATAGACCAACTGTGAATGAAGAACTGGAGCCTATGCCAGAACGTGCAGGTAAGTCTCCATCATGCACAATAGAAATGTCTCCTGTAATCCCCATGTGTTGTAAACATGCTCTAACAGAAGGATGGTCTATCTCATCTACTGTGTTAACGCTTTCAATTTTGGAGTAAACCACTCTTGTTTTATGTTCAAAGAATGGCGGTAACTCTTTAACAGTAATATAACAATAGTTTGCCATTGCAGCTGATAAAATCCTGCATGGATGTTTACTATACCATGCAGGATAATCTGTGCCGCCACCAAATAGAGATAAACGATATGGTGTTTTAGTGATAATCATTTTTCATTATAATAATCTCCGTACTCAACAATAATTGTAGAACGGTTATCATCTCTCAATAACGCAAGTTCATAAGCAGGGAATATATCCTTAGGATTTTCAAGTTTAATAATATCTACCGTTTTACACATCAATTTAAATGCATCAGTAAAATCACCAACGTGTTGTGCCTGTGGATGTAATGGCCTTTCTGAACCAATACTTGTACGAATAATAGTCTTTACTTTATAATCAGACATTGCTGACACTTTATCTAGGTGACTCACCAACTGATTGGTCGCACATAATAGAAAGTTCCATCTTGGATAGATGCTAACTGGAATATGACCACTCAATGCCATACCTAAAGTCATACCCATCTGCATATCTTCTGCAACAGGTAACTCTAATAGCTTACTGCGGTCAATATCTTTCAAAGTGTTTGACATGCCTGTACCTGGTTCTGCTACTGCCTGACCCATAAACAACACACGTTCATGTGTCGCAAGCCATTCCATGCTACGTTTTAATTCATCAAAGTATTTCAAAACTGCACTCTCTTTCCAGCACCTGCATGTGGGTACTTGTTATCATATTTGTAATAAACAATTTTATCATTAATAGCATTTTCGAAAGTTAATTCTTTAAAACCCCAAGCATCTCTTGTGTCGGTACATACAGACTTACTATTATCTTCAATGATAAACTTAATTGGCAAATTATGGTTCAAGGCATACTTAATAGACTCATGAGCAATACCTGTTTCAGAAGTCATATCACCTAAGAAACAATATACCATTGCATCTTTCTTATCACGTTTAAGTGACATAGCAGTACCCACCGCAATTGGTAAAACACCACCAACAATAGCAGAGGAGTAAATATTGTAATCGGTAAAACACAATGTAATAGAGTGGCCTTTTACGATTTCTTCTTCCACTTTATTCATTGGAACACCTTTTAGAAGGCATTGATAGTGTGAGCGCCAAGAACAGAATACCCAATCATCAGGTCTAACGTCTTTCATTATCTCAATCATTTGTTCCTCATTGCCAGAATAAAGATGAACTGGTGCTCTAATATCACCATTGTTGAATCTATCGGCAATTCGGTTCTCGAAATTAATTAAATCATCTTTAGTCACCTAGAATTTTCCTTTTCAAACGAATTTGGGCCATATTTTCTACATTTTGTTTAGACTGAGCACCAAATTTATCATCTACCAAATTAATAAAGTTTTCATTAGAGAAGTATGTGTGCCATGCATCATCACGAAACTTCAATACTTCCGCACCTGTCAATGTGTTAGTACGCATTGGTTTACAATCATATGATAAGAAGGCATATTCTTCAAATGATTGCGGCAATTCCCAGTTATTACTTTTAGCATGCATATACAATGGACTACCAGGCAAAGCCATAGCTGCATAGAAGTTGGCATGTTCACAATTCAACTCAAGCGCAAGGTCTAATGTCTCTTGCATTGTTTCATATGTGTCTGTTGGAAAACCAAACATATAGTTACCAAGTACATTGATGCCAGCATCTTTGATATCACTCACAACTTGGCGGATATCAACTTGTTCAAAACGACCTTTATCAATCTCAAGTCTAACGTTTTGATTACCTGCTTCGATGCCTAATGCTAACCAATTTACACCAGCCTTTTTAAATAATGCAAGTTGGTCTTTACGAATAGAATCAACACGAGCATATGCCCACATATTAAATTTTAAACCACGGTCAATAATGCCTTGTAGAATCGGCACATAGAACTTCTTATTAAGAAAAAACATTTCATCTGTAATACGAATTGTTCTAACACCTGAATTGTACAAGGCTTCGAATTCTTTTAATACCAATTCTGGAGACCAAAATCTCATACCTTTAGAATCAGCCGATGTTGTTCCCATATCATAAGAAGTTCTGTTGACAATGTTAATCATACAGAAGTTACATGCAAATTGGCAACCTAATGATGTGTAAATTGCCGCAAATGGTGTTCTTCCTTCATCTAAGAAGTTTGTATGCCAATAGTGAGCACGATATGTGTCTAATAGGTTTTCTCTTTTAGGTAATAAGTCCCATGCATAACCCGGCATCATAATGTCCATGTCTCTAGTTTCAACAACTTTAGCAGGCGCTGATGGTCTATGTAATGAATGTTGTTTGTACCAAATACCTGGAACTTTATCCAACTCATTAACTAAATCTGTTTGTAACAATGCGTGGAGGGCATGAACACCTTCATTAATAAAAGCAAAGTCAACAAAGTTATATTTAATTACTTCATGTGGTAATGCAGACACATGTGAGCCAACAAAAGCAATCTTTAGATTTGGATGACTAATACGTAATTGTTTTGCTAATGATGTGGCACCAATCATCATTGTGGTGCCTGAGTTTGGATTTTGTCCGTAGAGAACAAATACTACCAACTTTGGTTTTGTATCGGCAATTGATTCTGCCGCATCTTCGTCTGTCTTTGGTGTTGCATCAAAGTCCAGAATACAAGGCTCATGTCCTTTTGCTCTAACTGATTGAGCAAGTAAACACGCCCATGTTGGTGGTTCAATTGCTGAGTGGTAGTTTGCTAAATCCTGATAGGCCTTTTTAGCACTACTTGGTACCACGAATGTCACGTTTGCCATAATATGTCCTCAATAACTTAATGTATTTTACTTTGTTTCTTTTCTTCTAACAATTCTTCGAGTTCTTCTTCATCTAATTCTTCGTCAGTTGGTTCTTCATCATCATCATACTCGTCAAATAGTTGTGGGCGAATAGAAGCACTTGTAGCTTTTGTCATGTCTTCATCATTAACTGAGTTATGATAATACTCAATCAAATCATCTTTAGGGTCTATCATGGTTAGAATGTCTGCACCATATACGTTGGCCACATTCTCTTTAATCAATTCAATAGGCAACCAAGGCATCATCATCATAACACTTCTACCAGATGCAATTCTTTTGAATATGATATGCATTGGTTGTTTTAGTGAAATAATTTCTTCATCTTCTGTTGCCATGCAATCAGCTATAATGTCCTCACCACTTTGTAATCTTACGATTTTGATATTTGTTTCTAAAAGGTTAGGCATTTTTTAACTCTATATTGTAAAATTTGTAATTAAATTTTTCTTCATCATATATTTTAACACGTTCGGCAAAATGTTTCAATGTAAAATTGGCAAATTTGCCTATTCTAAAGTCATCAGCCACATCGAACAAAACTGCTTGTTCTTTATTTTCACCTAAACGAAGACCACGACCAATCGATTGTAAGTTTCTAACTCTCGACTTTGAAGGTGATGCGAATATAATATTATGTAGGTTGCGAATATTCACGCCTGTGGAGAAAGTACCATATGAAGCCACAATGATTGCGTCTATTTCTTTCTCTGTAATCGCCCTTATTGATTCTCTAATATCTACGTCTGTACCACCGTGAACAAAGAATACTTTTCTATCACCAGCTTCTTGTTTGATAATCTCATATAAATTCTTACCATGTTTCTCTACGAACTGAAATAAAACAAGAGAGTTGCCTTTCAATGACATAACAAGGTTCTTAATAAATTCATTACGTGCATTATTCTTTACAATGTATTCCATTTCTTGGTTATAATCCCAAGACCTAGCCTCTTTACAAATTGCATCTGGATATTTTAAAATCAAACACTTAATTTTAAATGAGGCAAGTTGTCCTTTATCAATCAACTCAGCAGTTGTAGTTGCTTTGTAAACAGGACCAAATAGACCTTCTAGTACCAGTCTGTGTGTCTGTGTGCCATCTAGTGTACCAGTTGTACCGATTCTATATTTTGTGTTGGTACAACCAGATAAAATTGTTGTTAAAGATTTAGCTTTGAACTGGTGTGCTTCATCACCAAGAACAAAATCAAATTGTTCAAAGTAATCTTTTTCGTTTTTGTATATTGATTGCCATGTTGTAATGGTCAAAAACTTATTTGTGTGTTTGTCTTTACCTGCATACTGTCTGTGGCAATACTGGTCTGAATCATAACCATAAGATGCAAAATCAGAATACATCTGTTCAACTAGTGATGTAGTTGGTACGATTAACAGGCCACGTTTGTAATCCGCCATTTGCAAATAACGAATGATAAGGTAAAGTATAAGAGACTTACCTGATGCAGTTGGTGATAATAATAACAACCTCTTATTACGGACTGCTTGAATAAAAGATTTCAATTGATAGTCTCTAACCTCATGTGGTAGATTCAAAGACTTGGCAAATTGTTCTGCCTCAATTGCGGAGAAGTTTTCTGTGACACTAATGATAGGGTCTAATGCGAGTTTGTATTCTCGTTCCTCACAAAACTTCTCAATGTAAGGAATTAATCCACGATAGATTAAAAATGTTCTCAGGTCTGCCAGCCTAATTTTCCCGTCCCAAAGCCTATTCTTATAGGCAGGAACAAACTGGTAACCTGGAACATGAAATGTGAAATAGTCTGATAACTCTTGAGCTATGTTTCTGTCACACTCAAAACGGATGAATGCCTCATCCTTATGATGTAATATTAAATCAACCGACACCTTGTATGAATCTTTCCCATGCTATAAAGTCCCTTAATTGGAACGTTCTACTATTTAGCTCTTTGAGAATAGATGTACATACGTCAACGATTTCATCATGCATCGCCTTGTGTGCCAAGTGTTTGTTCATATCCTCATCACTATCCATATATGTAGTGATGTCGGATTTAAGTAGAAATGGAAATGGTTTCCATCCATACTTAGCAAGGTCGTCATCGTCTAACTTACCTGTGTAGTATTCCCACTTCAACTTCTTCATCTTGTTATACTTAAACTCAGATTCTTTTGAAAGCAAACGATGCCTTGAAAGTATATTCAAATACTTACTGTGTAGTTTGGGGATATCTAACAATGCCCTAGCAGGCTCTGTGCGGTCGATATCACAATCTTGCCGCCATGTTTCTAGTAACTCATCTAACTGTTTCATAATAAAATTCCTCTTATCGGAAGGTTACACTAAGTGTAACTAAATGTCAAGTGTTTTTAGTATAGTTTTTCAATATCGTAATAACTATACCTGAATGTGGCATCGGCCGTCATTGGGTTGGATGGGTCATCAGTTGCCGCCATAACAAAGGTAGAAATAGATGTTGGGAAAACATCATGGAATTTAAACCTGTAATAAGGTTTATTACTTGAAGACAACAAGGTAATAGTTGCATCAGAGAATTGTGGCATTTTTTGATTAGCCATACTCGCATACTTATTAAGTCTAGGCAACTTTTGGTATTCTTCAAACTCTTTAGGGAAGGTCATTGCACGGATCCAATCGTGTATCTCCAACCACGATTTCATTTCCTCATCAATCAAAAAGGTAACACTTAACAAATCATAAATGGCCTTTTCGCCCGGTGAGAATATGTCAAGGAAAGGATTGGTCGTAGGGATTTCAGACAATGATATACCAGGTACGCCTAGTGATTGCACAAAGTATTGTACATTAGGTGTGCGTGAGAAGTTCAACTGAAACTTATTCGGTTGAAGAAAGTTTGGATTAGTTGGGGCTCTTGTTATTGCTGTCATATGGTTATTTATAAAGCAAAAAAAAGAGGAACATTTCTGTCCCTCTTTTAAGTACCTCTCTTAACGGAGGTTTAGATTACATCAAGTTGCTGATGCGGAATGCACGGTAGTAGTTGTTAGCTTGAGTGTTCAATGCACCCAAACCTTGGTTAGTACCTTCTGCGAATGGGTTTGCAACCAATCCGTAACGAGTTTTGAAACCAATTTTTGGTTGGAATGTACCCGTATCAACTGCACGAACCATTTGCAACGGTACGTATGGGCAGTAGAACAGACCAGCGTCATAGGCATTAGTACCTTTGTAACCAACAACAGCGAATTCGCTAGAGAAGTTAGCTGGGAAGTATGGGTCAATATAGACCTTGATACGACCGAAGATGGTACCAGCGAATGTGTTACCTGTGTCATCAACTGTCAAGCTAACTTGTGAGCTGAGAGCAGATTGATAATCAAGGATACCAGCCATTGCCAAAGCGGAAGCAACATCAGATGAACAAATCATGATGTTACCTTTGCCTCTACGAGTAGTCTTGGCAATAGTATTAGCTTCACGCTCGATTTGGAATGCCAAACCTTTAACTTTTTCGACCATCCAACGACCATTAGAGTCTGTGTCAAGGTTGAACACACCAGCAGTAGTTGTACCAACTTGTGCACCGATTTTAGCAGATGCATAAACTGTACGAACCACTTCACGGTTAATTTCAGCAAGAATTTCAGAAGACAAGATGTTTGCCAATTCTGTTTCTGCGTCCAAACCGTGGACTGCTTTCAAGTCTTGTGCAAGTTCCATTGAGTATTCTGCCTTCAAAGCACGAGTCTTTGCAGTAACAGTAACTTTCTCAATAGAGAATGCCATTTCTTGGAATGCGTTAGCAGCAGCGCCATCACCCAAGGCTTCAGCACGAGCTGTTGACATAGCACCAACAGCAGCGGCATTACCTGTGAAGATTTCTGTTGGCAATGTGCCTTCTGCAAATGCTTGGTTACCAGAGGTACCCAAACCAGAGAAACCAGTGTTAGCTTCGTTGAAGAAGGCTTCAGTACCGGATTGACCTGCATACTTAGTACGCATTGCGAAGATAAGACCTGTAGGTCCAGTCATTGGCTGAACGCCGCAGATATCATAAGCAATCAGGTTAGGCAATGAACGGCGAACCAAGCTGATAAGGATTGGATCGAAACCGGCAACAGGACCTGCAGCAGCTGAACCGCCTTGGAAACCACCGTTTGTAGAACCCATAGAGTTCGTTGGTGCTGTTTCATACAACATACCAGCAGATTTCTGCATTTCAACGGCTTGGTTCTCAAGCACGACAGCAGTAACGGCCTTACGGTATGGATCTTTAATAGCTGGGAGGTCTGGGTGCTCCAGTACGCCTTCCCATTTCTTTTGTAGACTTTCTGACAAATACATATAATTCTCCTTGTGGATTTGTTTAATTAAATTTTAGTTTTCGAAATTGCTTGCATGACAGAAGCAACGTATGGATCAGCAGCGGTTACTTGTTTCTCGCTACCATCTTCTACTTGCTCATGTAGGTCTCTCACATCAGCCTTTTTAGTGCCAGATGGGAAATAGTTCTCACGGATTGTCTCAAGCTTTTCTTTGTATTCTTCCTCTGTAGAAAAATCAACACTCTCTGCAAGTGCTTTTACTTTTTCAGCTTGAGTAGCTGCAAGTCCATCACAGACTTCATGTGCAATTTCTGCTTTATGGGATTCAATGAGCGATTTCTTCAATTGAATACCTGTTTCAATTTCTTCATTAAGTTTAGACTCTAGTTCTTCCACTTTAGTAGAAAGTTCTTCAACTAGGTCCACTTTGTCAGCAGGAACATCGATGTAATGTTCTGTGAACAAATTCTTCAAGCCGCCAATGAAGTCTTCAGTCAATTCGGCACGAAGACCGGATTCAACTGCAATTTCATTGTCTGCCATCCATTGCTCAACAACATAAGAAAGGTAGTCATCAACCTTTTCGGTCAAGTCGGCCTTGATAGTCTCAACTGCTTCTTCAAGCATGCCGGCATATCGTTCTTCTGTTTCTTCTTCAATTTGAGATACACGGTCAAAGACACGAGCTTCAAAAATTGTTGCAGCTTTGGATTTAAAATCTTCTGAAATGGTATCGTCATCTGAGAACAACGAATTCATGTCATGTGTTATTTCTTCTTCACTCATAGTTTTTTTGCCACCAACTGGCTTGTTCTGAGTGTCAGCAGAAGCTGCTGATGGTTTTGTAGCTGGTGGTGTAGCGCTCTTAGCACCTTTGGTAGCATCAATCTTCTCAGAGTCACCCATTGGATGAGCATCTGTATTAGTTGGGCCACCGAGGTCTTGAACCTCACCAGGCAGTTTTTGGGCTGGCATGCTTGAGGCTGTCTTCTTGCTTCCTGCAAGAATATCGGCTGCGGCTTCCATTAGTTTACTGTTTGCCATTAGGAATCTCCTTTTGATTTCTTATTTATAAAATTAAAGTTTTCGTAAGTAATTTTCAAATAATTTTAGCGCAACTTCCTCTATTTGTTTGGAAGAAGCCGCTCTTATTTGTTTTTTAGCATCATCAAAGTCCATTTCTACGAAACGGCCTTCAACAAACATCCATTCTTTATTCTCCATAATACCATTGACGAAAGCGCCAGGGGCTGATGGGTCGGCAACAATGTCAGCTGCCGTGGCAAGTTTAAGGTCGTCTTGAACTAGGTTGTATCCTTCTCTTGTTTGCACAACAGAACCCATAGCTCTCGATGACACTCCAACTTGAATATTGTTCTCAATAAAATTCTTTACGATTTGACCGTAAGGAGTTTCTAGAATTAATGCTTTACCATAGAAGGTGTTGCCATCTTCATCTAAGGACACAATCTTATGTGACACACGTTCTAAGTTAATAGATGGTGTGTCAGGGTGGCCTAGTTCACCTAAAGCACGGTTTGTTTTAATGTATTCTTCATTATATCTCTTTACTTCTTCACGTAACGTGTTCATTTTATACATTCTATTGTTACGATTTACTTTATCGCCAACTAGGAATGTGCCTTCAATGTACAAGTGTTTTTTACCATTCTCAGAAGCTTCTGATAGGTACTTAACACTTTCAATTGTTTCGGTAATTAATTTCATTGGGTTATGCTCCAGTATTAACATCTACAGAGAATGTAGCTTGCTTACTTAATTCCATAACCAAAGTGCCGCCAGTTGCAATCGTAACAACAACATTAGCTGTATTGTTATTTGCAATCGAGTGGCCAAATTCATCAAATCTCATTTCACCAGAACCTTGTAGTGACAAGACTGGAGTAATATTACGAACAATAGTAATACTGCCATTCGTTGACCATGTAACACGCTTAATATCGGCAGATGTTACTGTTTCTATAACTGTATTTTTTCTCAAATCTGTAAGATTGATAGTGTATGTTCCAGGTTCAACGCATCTGATAACAGATGGACCTCTTAGTGAGTTTGTAACTTCTAGTGCCATTTTATTTTATTCCCATGGATGAGCGCCTACGCATTGACATTTTTCTTTTTAACAATGAACGGCGCAATTTAGCTTTACGTGTTGTTTTCCAAGAACGCTTTAACATTCTCGCTTTATGAAGGCGTGATGTAGCAGATATACGTTTAAGTGTATTGCCCGAAATTCTGTAACCTTTAATGCCTGAACGTTTAACATTCTTTTGAACGACAATACGACCTTTAGCATTTCTTCTAATTCTACGGCGAATCTTTTGAATTCTACCCATTTTAATAATGTTTGAACTTGCTTCATCTAAAATAACTTCTTCAAACATGTCGGCTGCAATATAACGCTTTGCTTCTTCAAGACGTTGAGACACGATTTCATTAAGACGAGCATGAATTGTTTCTCTTGCTTCATCCAACTTTCTATGTATAATAGATTCCACAAAGGTCATTTCATATGCCTAAATGCAAAATCAGAAGCACGGCCTAAATGTTCTTTAGACTTATTTACCATCGACTCATACTTCTTTTTATTATCATCGTTCAAAGCTTTATGTACTTGAGTAATTGCTGACGCAGTATAGTGGTCAACTTTCATCTTTGTACCATCGGCAAATTGAACTGGTTCGTGTTGTTTGGTCTTTACAATTCTATGCAAAGCATCCATAACTGATTCTTGAATCTGAGTTTCTTCAGATTGGATTGGTGCATCAATTTTTGGTCCATAAGGGATCGAAAAGTATTTGTCCAATGTATTGTTATAATAAAGGGCAATTCTAGTATTGTCTGGATACATACGAATAGATTTGCGCTTTAGTACAAGAACAGCAGGAGGGTCACGTGGTGTATCTACACCTTCAAGTTGAATAGACTCTTTAACTTCAGTATCAAATTCAACCTTGTGTGCTTTTAATTTACGACCACTTGGACTAACCTTAAAGTCTGCCGTGTCAATTACGTCAGTAACTTCTTTAATTGAACGGCGAGCTTGTTGGTTAATCTGTTTGTTATTCGAAATTAAGTCTACCATTTTATTGAAAAGGTTTTGGACAATCATGCGGTCTGCATTATTGAAAGTAGGTCTTTCTTCTTTCATTTTATCCAACACGGCATGAATTCGTTGCATCTGTGCCTTATTGGCCAGACCAGCACGAACTAAAACATCGAACTTGGAATAGTCCGACTTTTCTTCTTCAACAATAGACTTAAATTCGTTTAACGATTTCATTCTGCTTCTGTAGTTTCTGGTGTCTCTGCTTGCTTATCATTGAACAAAGATTGAGCAATTTCAATTTTCTTTGCTGCCAAAGCATCAAAGGCTCGTGCTGATAGCAAATCATTCAAAGTGTCTTTTGCTTCAGATGCATTGCCTGTGGCAACACTATTAATAAAATCTTGAACTTCCATTTTAATCTCCATTATTTTCTATTTAGTCTCGATGAAAATTTATCCACTTCAGCATCTAAAGTTGGTGTTTTAGATTCTGCGGATTTATCATCAATTGTATTATCCTCTGGAGGATAATCTTCATTAGTGGCCTGTTGTTCTTGGCCAGGAATAGGCATTGTCGGTCCGCCAGTTCCATCTTTTTCTTCTACAGCAATCTGTTTGTCCATTTCATCAATGGTTTCATCAGACATTTGTAGAATGTTTCTTCTAACCCAATCAGCGGAGTAGTAACGACCAATATATGGGTCAACCACTTGCAACAGTTGTACTCTAGTTTGCAACAACTCTGCATCACGCATTTCGGTAAAGTTATTATCTTTCTTGTAATCATAATAGATTACTTCTCTGAATTCATCCCATTCGTCAGCAGTACAGATACCTTTCAGTACCAACTGTGTTCGCAAAGCATGGTCAAAGATTTGAGAGAATTTATTACGCAATCTAATAATAAACTTAGTGAACTTAACTTCATCACGGGTAACTTCTGTTGTACGACCAACACCAATCATACCACCTTGTTGTGGTTCTAAACGGCTGATAGGCACATTCAATGACTGAAGAAGTTTCTGTCTGAAATACTTAACATCTTCCAACTCACCAAGGTTTTGGCCAGCAGGTAGTGTAGTAATCTCTGTACCTTTACCACCTTCACGGCGAGGCAACCAGAAGTCTTCAAGCATAGACATGTGTTTACGGTCATCACGCAACTCACCAGTCTGAGCATCATACACCATCTTGTTACGATACTTAACCATAACATCACGCAAGTATTGTTCAGCCTTACCTTTTGGTAAGTTACCAACGTCAATGTAGAAAATGCGGCGTTCAGGTGCTCTTGAAATACGGTAAATAACAACCGCATCTTCAATCATACGCAACTGATTCAGAGGCTTAATAGCCTTATGTAAATAAGAAATCACAAATGTATTCTTAGCATCCATCAAACCAGAAGTCACATTTAGAATGGACTCAGGCGCAATACGAATACCTTGAGATACTTGTGCGCTATATTGTTGTGTCGTAGTACCCTTGTCATTATAGACATAGTATTCGGCAATAGACTTAATAATTTGAGTACCTGTTTTAGGGTCTCTATCTTTTTTAATCTCACGTACTTTACGAATCTTACGTGGATCAATATATCTTAACTCTTGGATACCTTGTTTAGGTTGACTCTCATCGACCACAACATGGTAATAAATTCTACCATCAATATACCAACGTTTGAACAAGTCATCAGAAAGGTTATTGAAGTTTAAAAGTTTAAGAACAGTATTGAATTCTTCAATAATCTTTTTCTTAATTGATTCTGGTTGCTTTAGTTTATCTAAAACAATGTCAACAGTACGACCAGTAACATCATGAGTGATAGCTTCATTGACGATATCATCAATGGCCATTTCTAACTCAGGGTGGTTTGCCATCTCACGATAGCGGGTAATTAGTTCCAGTTCATTACGAACTGCACCTTCTAAATCTACGTATGTTCCATAGTAAGCATTCTGGGTAATGGTAACTGCACCATCATCCATTGCACTTGTTGGAAGCGTAAAGGAAGCTTGTTCAGGTTTTTGTTCCTGAACAATGTCCTTTTCTCCGAGTGTAAACCCGAATAATTTTATTGCCATATTATATCCATTCTAAAAAATGGAAAAGGACCGAAGTCCTTCTCCTTAAATCACATTGTCTGATACTGATTCCCACCATTGATAGGTGAGAGACACGGAAAACTCCTCAATCGTATCATTAGAACCCCAATCAACATCGATTGGAGTAATGTCTGAAGGGAACAAGCCAATAAACTTGTACTTCTTCAGAGAGTCGCCTTTTTTACCATACTGTGTAACTGTACCATCTACAGTATAACCGCCTGGTGTCAAAGCAGCTGGGTTACGGACATTAGTACCATGTGAATTGATACCAGCCATCCAGCGTTCGAAAGCATTACGAATGACGAAATCTTCATCATTGATAATTGTGATTGTCCAATCTGCGAAAGTTCTGTTACCTACAAACTTCAACTCTCTACCAAAGTAATTCATAGGCACAACACCTAGCGTTGAGCCAGGCAATTGTGCTGATTTACACATGAAAGTTGTTTTTGCTTGTGCGTTTCCTGGAACAGAGAACGCAGGGAACGGCAACGAAACTTCAAATAAATTTGGACGGGCACCGTCTCCAGTTAACTGTGAGCGGAATTCGTTTACATTAAAAGCCATTTAATATTCTCCTGTTTCTCTATTTATTAGAAGCGGCCAACAACTTCTTCAAATGTAACGCCTGTGCGAACTGCAACAAAGTTAAGTTGAATAAAGTTAATTGAACGGGCAGGTTTAATATAGATATCGCCAACGAATTGGTTTGAATCAATTACGTTTGCTGTGTTATTTGTTTCATCACAAACAACACGGAAGTCAGTAATACCACGGCGACCCTGAATATCACGGAGGTATGGTTCAACCAAGTTTACAAACTGAGCTCTTGTGAATTGGTCGTTGAATTCGAACATTGAAGAACGAGCTGCACGAGCAATAGACTTTTCAAGCACAACGAACAAACGGCGAACATTGATTCGGTCAAATACTGATGGACGAGCCAACATTGTCTTGTCACCAAACAAGATAGTACCTTCACCTGGGAATGTAACAACTGGGTTAACGCCTTTAACATACAAGCTATCACGTTCAGCCTTAGTTGGATTCCATGCCAATTTGATAACGTTCTTAACGATACCACGGTTAACACCACCTGGAGAGAACCATGGGTCACGCTCTAGGTCTGTACGAGCACAGATACCTGCAATGTCACCATTCAATGGAACCCAGCGGTATACGTCATTGTACTTGTCGAATTGGTATTTGTAACCAGAGTCCATAACTGCATATGAAGTTGAAGTCAATGCATCACGGTAAGCAATTACTGAAGTCAATTCTGAACCAGCGTTATCTACAACAGAAGCTTTAGATGGTGACAAGAACACCAAGCAGTCTTTACGCACTTCAGCAAGACTTGAAATCAAGTATGCCTCAACAGTAGCATCAGCACTACCAGAAACAACTAATGAAATATCAACGGAATCTGGATTAACAAACAGTCCGTATGCAGTAATTGTACTAGCAGCAGTAATAGTACCATCAGCACCACCTGCAAGAGAAGCATAAACTGGGTTTCTTGTACCGTTTGCGGCATCAAATGTTGTGCCTGCAGCAGCGCTACCCCAACTTGAGTTACCAGAAATATGTGAAGTCCACCATACATAACGTGAACGGTCATTCAATGCGTTAACATAGTAGTTGGAAGAACCATCGTTTGTCTTAGCATCAGATGCTTTAGAAACAAAACCAAACTTCTCAAGGACTGTATTAGCAATACCATTAGAGAACTTACCATCTTCATCAACAACAATAACGTGCAATTCGTCATTAGAACCACCGGCTGCTGTAGCGTAGTCAGAAGTACCTGGTGCAACACCAAACTGGTCAGCATATTGCCATCTACGAAGAATAGCAGTATTAACGGCAACGTTAGCAGTCAAAGCAGATGCAACAACAATCGCAGTTGCATTAACAGAAGCAACACGAATATAAGATACTCCAGCATCAACTGAAATTTGGTCACCAGCTTGAACGTTTGCAGCTGCGTTAGCAGTACCATTAACATTAATAACAAATTGGTTATCAACCAAAGTGTTAAGAGCGTTAGCTCTCATAGAGTCTGTAACGGTCAAGTTAGAAGAAAATGCCGCAGGTGATGGGCAAATAGAAACACGAAGACTGTTACCAAATGCACCAGCATAACGTGCTGCTACTGGTCCAAGTGATGTGTTTGCTGTAGAATAATTGTCTGTATAATCGTCTTCATTTTTAATCAATACGCCAGCGCCGTTAGCAGAAGCGTTTAATGTACCAGTGCCAGAAGCACGGACAACTTTAAGATTATTAGAATATGCAAGAAAGTTTGCGGCTGAGAACCAGTTTTCATAATTTGTACTGTCTGGTTTACCAAATCGTTCAACGAGGCGAACCTCATCCGAAATGGTAACGACTTCACCGACTGGACCCCACGAAAACGGACCTGCAAATGCGCCAACTGATGTGGCTACTGATGGGACTACTGTTGTCAGGTCGATTTCTGACACATTTACCCCAGGTGATAGCTGAAATGCCATGGATTTCTCCTTTTTGTTATTGGGTCAATTGTATTTATATACTTAATGTAGTATTTAGTTTTTTAGAATCTTGAGGATAGATAGCCTTTTTCTGACCAAACATCTGCACCATCATGCACATATTCTTCTTTGCGACCATCATCAATAATTCCCACTGGTACCAAATCTTCTTCCACAAGCATATTTCTTTCCTCTAACATGTATCTACGGATATCAATGTTAGTGGCTTCTTTGAAATAATTTTGTGCAGCCAACCACGCAAATAGTACCAGCCCCATAGCCAAGTCATCATTATTGCCTTCTTCTGCCTCATAACTGTCTCGAACTCTGACAAAGGTATTAAGCTCTGCAATAGTATCAAAGTCATTGACAATCAGTTTGTCACCTTCAATTAAAGTCTTCAAGTTGGCACAACCAATTTTCTTAACTGTCTTGGTTGTTTTAATACCGAAAGAGGTTGAACGTTTAAATCCACCTGAAATTGCCTGCCCTTTGATGTGGTGGTGTTCTAGCTTATATATGTTCTCATACTCCAAATCGTAATGGAGAATGTCCACGACCTGCTGGCCCACGTTATTCGTTTCGATGAGAGCATATGCTTCATTATACTTCTTACATAGCGAATAAATGATAGTTGGAAAGAACAACAGAGGCAACTTGTTATTGCGGTATTTAGCAACCTGTTTATAAGGCACCTCAGTTACATCAATAATATTAATGGTAGAATAGTCTTGTTCAACACCCTCCGAACAGTCAACTGTACCGATGTACATTCGACCTGGTTTTGGTTGTACATATATGTCCAAACCTTCTTCTTGGTGAATAGGGTTAAAGAACGCCATAGAACGGAGTTTAGAACCAGAGATGAGAGTTGCAGATGAACCAATAAACTC